CCACGAAGAATTTGTGGGGTATCTCAAAGGCAACTTTATTAAATACGCTATGCGTGATGGGAAGAAATTTGGCGCTGTAAAAGATGCAGCGAAAGCTAGGCACTATGAAGCTAAATTAAAAGAAGTAGAAGCAGAATGATGAAACGGATTAGGGAGTGGTTTCATCCGCCCCACGTATGTAAAGTATATATGTTCTATTACGGCGTAAATATTAAGCAGTGTGTGGACTGTAATAGGGTACACCCTATTGGAGAGGCTCATTTTATAAAACACCAGAGGTAGTAATGAAAGCACCTAGTTTCTCATACAGTTCACTAAGTCAATTTATCACCTGCCCTAAGAATTATGAGGCGCATAAGGTTTTAAAGTACATTCCATTTACCGACACAACAGCTACACTATACGGTAAAGATGTCCATACAGCAGCAGAGCACTATATAGGATCAGGCACCGTGTTGCCTGAGAAGTACAACTATATTAAAAGCTACCTTGATACACTAAATGCTATTGAGGGCGATAAGTTCTGTGAGCTTGAATTGGGGATTGCTTTAAAGGACGGGGACTATACGCTGTGTGATTTTAATGCAGATGACAGGCATTGGAGGGGGATAGCGGATTTAGTTATTGTTGATGAAGCGGCGAGCAAAGCGTATATTGTGGACTACAAGACAGGTAAATCTGCCAAGTATGCAGATACTAAGCAGCTTGCTCTTCTAGCTGCAGCAGTGTTTTTAAAATACCCAGCTCTTAAAGTTATTAAAGGGATGCTACTATTTGTAGTCTCAAAGGAAATAATAAAAGCTGAGTATACGTATGATAACCGATTTGAGATATTTGACAAGCTAAAAGAAGTGCTTACTCAACGTGAAGTAGCATACGAGACAGGCATATTTAATACAACACCTAATGGTCTTTGCCGTCAATGGTGTCAGGCTACACGATGTATCCATAATGGGAGGTACAAACAAGAATGAAAGTAACAATAAAGTCAGTGCAGACTACAGCGGCTGATGCAGGACTACCAGAGAGCGTTATAGAGAGGCACATAGATGCCCTATGTGAGATGATACTACGTGCTAAAACACAAGAACGTAAATCCTGTAGCAACAACTTAAGAAACTGGTTTCACCAGAAGGGTAGTAAGCCGCCACTACATGATCTATTAGAGGCATTAGAGCACAACTAACTGAGTCGCTCCCATAAGAAGCTGGGTAGGAAAATGATAACAGTACTAAATAAAGACGTGGTGTCTGTACGTACAGATGACCCTGCTGCTATTACAGCAGTCATAGAAAGAAGTAAGCACGTAGCAGAAAATGAAGTTTGGGTTAAGTTTGGCTTAGGTGAGATGCACATATTAAACAATATGGGGTTTAAAGATGTGCCCTCCCCTATAAGCACTAAGTACCAGTGGACAGGCATGTACAAGCCGTTTGACCACCAACGAGTAACAGCAGAGTTTCTAACCCTAAACAAAAAGTGTTTCTGTTTATCAGAAATGGGTACAGGCAAAACAAACTCTGTTATTTGGGCTGCAGACTACTTAATGAAGCAAGGTATAATTAAACGAGTACTAGTGATTTGCCCTCTATCTATTATGGATGCCGCATGGCGTAGAGATTTATTTAGGACTGTAATGCACAGGTCTGTAGAGATAGCGCATGGCTCAAGAGAAAAGAGAGCTGCTATTATTAAAGGTGCTGCTGAGATAGTTATTATTAACTATGATGGTGTAGAGATAGTACAGAAAGAAATAGATGCAGGCGGGTTTGATTTAGTCGTAGTTGATGAATGTACGCACTTAAAGAACGTAGCAACAAAACGCTGGAAGGTATTAAACAAGCTAATCAAAGGGGATATGTGGTTATGGATGCTAACAGGTACACCTGCGGCGCAGTCTCCAGTGGATGCCTACGGCCTAGCTAAGATAGTAAACCCCAAGAGTGTACCAAAAGCATTTAACGCTTTTAGAGATATTGTACAAGTAAGGCAGTCTGTATTTGTGTTTAAAAACCGCCCAGAAGCTGAAACAATAGTACACAGCATCTTACAACCTGCTATACGGTTTACAAAAGAGGAGTGCTTAGATTTACCTGAACTTTTATATCAAACTAGAGATGTACCACTTTCAATACAACAAGATAAATATTATAAGCTCTTAAAGAAAGAGATGCTTATGCAAGCAGGGGGCGAAGAGATATCAGCGGCTAATGCAGCGGTAGCCTTGAATAAATTGTTGCAGCTATCAGCGGGATGCGTTTATTCCGATACAGGAGAAGTAATAGAGTTTGATGTTAAGGGTAGGACTAGTGAGCTACTAGATATAGTAGATGAAGCATCACATAAAGTAATTGTATTTGTTATGTTTAGGCACACTATTGAGCTAGTGCAGAAAGCGTTATTAGCCGCAGGACATACAGTAGATGTAATACACGGTGGCGTGAGTGTTAGTAAGAGGGCAGATATATTTAATCAGTTCCAGATTAGCCCAGACCCCCGTATACTGGTTATCCAGCCGCAAGCTGCAGCTCATGGCGTTACATTACATGCAGCTAATACAATCGTCTGGTGGGGCATAACACTATCATTAGAGACATACATGCAAGCTAATGCTCGCATACACAGAGCAGGGCAGATTAATAGGTGTAATGTTGTGCACTTAATAGGAAGCCCAGTAGAAAAGAAAGTACTAAATGTACTGGAAAACAAAGGCGCTTCTCAAACGAAGCTATTAGACTTATTTAAAGAGGTAGTGCAATGAAAGTAACACTTGAAACATACAGTGATCCAATGCTACTGGGGCGTTGGGCAGGTATATGCTACGGGAGAGAAGGAAATGATGAGAAAAGATTGGCACACATTATTGGGGTTGGGCATTTATCTGTCCTTAGATTCGGTTCTGCTGTATTTCGCATTCAGGGGATTAGTAGAGTATGCCTAGCACAGTTAACACGTAGTAAGCATCTGGATTATCTGGTACGTAGCTCTAGGTATTGCGATGAGAGTGAGGCAGAGTTTCACATGCCTGAGAGCCTTAAAGAGTTGGACGCAGTGTCTCAAGTTCGTATACTTTCGTGTTTACAGAAGGCTGAGGATTTATATAAAGAGTTACGCGACAAAGGCATATCAAAACAAGATGCGCGGTATATCCTACCCCAAGCACAAGAGACTGAGTTGTATGTATCAGGTAACTACCAAGCTTGGAAAGACTTTATTAAACTTAGATCATCTAAGTCAGCACAAGAAGAAGTACGTAAAGTTGCCTTAAAGATTGAACGACAATTACAAGAGATTGCCCCCATAATATTTGGTAATTTACTTGACGACAATTAACAGATGTAGTACAATATAGTCTCTTTTGGGGGAATGATGCACAAGAAAGTAGTTTGGGGGTGTGGCATAGCCCACATAAAGACATGGCCTATATTTCCTTGGATACAGACTGATGGGTATGGGTGGTATTTTAGTTGGTTATTTATACGTGTATTTAGGTACAGCAGGTATTGTGGTGAGATAGAAGAGGAGTAAATAAAATGAATGCAGAACAACTGGTCACTATCTATATAAAGATGCGTGATGCCAGACAGAAGTTACAGAAAGAGTTTGATGATGCAGATGGTAGGATTAAAGAACAGCAAGACCAAGTTACTCAGGCTCTATTAGAGCTTTGCAAAGAAACAGGCGCAGACGGTTTACGGACTGCCGCAGGTAATGTATTTAGAACAGTTAAAACTAGGTACTGGACAAGTGACTGGGGCAGTATGAAGTCTTTTATTAAAGAGCATGATGCAATGGAGCTACTAGAACAACGTGTACATCAGACTAACATGAAGAACTTTTTAGATGAAAACCCAAACCTCATGCCTCCGGGCATGAATATTGATAGCAGATACAGTGTTACTGTAAGAAGAGGAAAGTAAAGTGGAAGAAGACAATGAAGTAGTGTATTTAACAGGTGCAGAAGTTTCTAAGATACTAGGCCTCTCCCGTCAAACCCTACTAGCACTACGAAAGAAAGGAGCTCTTGAAGGGTATAAACAAGGGTCAAAGTTACTGTACAGCTCAGACAACGTTAGAGCGTTTCTAAGCAACAGAACAACAATTACTAAACTATCAACTGGAGTACAAAAATGAGCAATGACGTAAGTATTTTTAAAAATGGCGGCGCAGTTCCTTCTCACTTTAAAAACAGAGAATTAAGTGATACTACCAAAGCCCTAATGGGTGGCGGCACAAGCATACGCAGGATTTCTCTGAAGGGTAATATTTTCCGTATGAATGTAGGCGGGCAAGAAGTTGCTAAGAATGAAGACCGTGCAATGAACATTATTATTGCGGCTGCAGCCCCTAAGACTTCAAGACAGTTTTATGCAGGCACATACCAAGAGGGTGTTGCTACGATCCCTGCATGTTGGAGTAATGACGGCGAACAACCAGATGTTACATCAGAAGCCCCACAAGCGGTTAACTGTGCTAACTGCCCTCAAAACATAGCGGGGTCTGGTCAAGGTCAAAGTAGAGCATGTAGGTACGTACACAGGTTAGCAGTCATGTTAGAAAATGACGTAGCTGATGGTGAGATTTATGAACTGTCTTTAGCCGCTACATCTTTGTTTGGTAAAGGCGAAAACAATAAGATGCCATTGTTCCAATATGGTAAGTTGTTAGGCTCTAATGGCATGAACGTCACAGACGTAGTAACTGAAATGCGTTTTGACACAGACTCGGCAACACCTAAGATGACATTCAGAGCTGTACGTGCACTATCTGTTGATGAGCTAGAGTCCATTACCGTACATGGCAACTCTATGGAAGCCAAGTCAGCAATCAAAGCATCGTACTCCCCTGTATCAAAAAAGGCAGATACTACTGAAGAGTTGACATTTGTGCAGCCCGCTGCTAAGGTAGCCTCCACTCCAGCTCAGACGGATGAACCCGTAGTAAGAGAGAAAAAATCTTCTACTCCTGTACCTTCTAGCATGGATGCAGTGCTCGCTGAATGGGCCGAATAATTTAATTGCACTCCTTGGGGTGGCTAGTCCACCCCTTTTTTTCCTGTAAAATTTGGTACCCTTATGAATAGGTATGATTTCTTAACTACAGTATTAGCCCCAGAAGGAAGTTTCTGTGTAGTAGGGTTAATTGGTGGTAAACCTAGAACACATTTTTTCGATACGGTTCAAGAGATAGAAGAATGGGCAGATGCACAGCCCGCTAATGGAACAGATGCATATTTTTCTCTTGCGACATATAAAGACCCTGCAGCAGGTAGGAACGTTAAGAACGCTAAGTTGTTTAAATCCCTATGGGTAGACTTAGATATAGGCAAGGGCACAGAATTTGATACTCAGATGGCAGGATTTGCTGCCTTAAGAATATTTATTAACGCTTTAGGGTTACCAGAGCCTTCTATCGTATCTTCAGGGTACGGCTTACATGTGTACTGGACGTTTGATGAAGCCATTGACTACAATGCGTGGAAGCCTATAGCAACTGCATTAATAGCAAAACTAAACTTAGAAAACTTTAAAATAAAAGACAAGGGGTTAACTGGCGATGCCGTAAGAATACTACGTATTCCTGAGACTACAAACTTTAAAGGCGGTTCACAAGTACCTGTAGAGTTATTAGTACTTAGCCCATCCGCTCCTGTTCAAGTTTATATAGATGCATTGGGCGCAAGCGGCTTATCTCCTTTAGCTTTGGTAGAACTGTCTAACTCTAGCGGTGCGGTTAATGATACGACTAAAGCCTTAATGGGTAACATAGTCTACTCATTCGCTCGTATTATGAGAAAGTCTGCTAGGGGTGTAGGCTGTGCACAAATGATGCATGTGTATATAAACCAGAATGATATTACTGAACCTCATTGGAGATCAGGGCTGTCTATAGCTCAGTTTTGTGAAGATAAAGAAACAGCTATACACAAACTATCTAATCAGCATATTGAGTATGACCCTGCAGAGACAGAAGTAAAAGCTTACAAGATAAAAGGCCCACACCTATGTACTACGTTTAGTACACATGCACCAGAACTCTGTGCAAACTGCCCGCACTCAGGAAAGATAACAACCCCTTTGATGCTCGGTAAGGACATACTAGAAGCAACACCACTTGATAATATAATAACAGCACATAGCCCAGACTTAGGGACTATAGACATTGAAATCCCTGCATACCCAGAAGCCTATACTAGAGGGCCTAAAGGTGGTATCTATATTAAGAAGCCACTAGAAGATAGTGAGGACGGAGAGTCAGAGAAGGCTCTAATATACGAAAACGACTTTTATGTAGTGGGTAGACGTACTGATCCTGATTCAGGAGAGGTACTACACATGCGGTTAATCAGACCTTTTGATGGCGTAAGTGATTTTACCGCGCCACTAGCTACTGTATCAGCAGCAGATAAGTGTAGAGATATGTTATCCCATCATGGGATTGCCGCAGGTGCTACTCAAATGAAAGGGCTGCTAGGCTATTTAATTGCATGGACTAAACTACTACAAAACGAATCAAAGGCAGAGCTAGTAAGAGTACAGTTTGGGTGGAATGATGGCATAGATGCATTTGTAATTGGAACACGGGAGCTATCTAAAAACGCACCCCCTAAATACAGCCCCCCATCAACAGCAACAGAAACAGTAGTGAGTATATATTCTAAGCAAGGCTCTTTAGAAGAATGGAAGAAAGTTGCAGATAACTATGCAGCACCGGGAAATGAAGTAAGAGCATTCTCATTGTTCCTAAGTTTAGGCGCACCGATGTTTAAGTTCTTCTCTTTAGGAGGTGCGATACTGCATCTCACTAATGCATCTTCAGGTGTGGGTAAGTCTACTATTCAGATGGTAGCTAACAGCGTATGGGGTCATCCTATCCAATCAATGTTAGTTAAAGATGATACTACGTTGTCGAAGTATCACCGCATGGGTGTAGTGCAGAACATGATTATGTGTATTGACGAGTTAACAAACTTACCTTCTGAAGAGATAAGTAACTTAGCCTTTGGCGCTACTAATGGTCGTGGTAAGAATCGTATGAGTGCATCAAGTAACTCTGAGCGAATTAACAATACTACGTGGGCACTGCCTTGTATTACCTCTGGAAACAATAGCCTGCATGAAGTTCTACAAGCACTAAAGGCAGACCCAGAAGGCGAGATATTACGTGTATTAGAGTTAGAAGTATTGAAGAGTGACACCCTAACAAAGCAACAATCAGATCAGATATTTTCTAGGGATATGGTAGATAATTATGGTCATGCGGGTGAAGCTATGATGCAGTTTGTACTTGATAACCATGACGACTGCCTTAACGAGTTGTATGCAATACAGTTAGAGTTTGATAAAGCGGCGAGCCTACAGCAGCGAGACAGGTATTACTCAGCCTTGTGTGCTACTGCTATTTGGGGTGGGAAACTAGCTAATAAATTGGGCTTAGTTGATATTCCAGTAGAGCCTGTATTTAAGTACTTAGTAAGCAAAGTAGGCCGTACGCAAGAAGGAACATCAGGGCAGGAAGAAAAAGCAGCTGCACATCTAGGGCTTTTTATGTCAGAAAATATACAGAACCAGTTGATTATAAATAAAGCTCCCCCTGCAATAGAGGGTATGTTAAGTGTTCCTATAGAATCTCCTCGCGGCGCACTAGTGATACGCAGGGAACCTGATACTCAACGAGCCTTTATTATATCTAGTGTATTAAAATCTTGGTGTGCTAGGAAACAAATATCTTTCTCGTGTATGGTAGCCGACTTAAAATCTACAGGTATACTAATAGATGTGTACCGTGTTCGTATGTCAGCAGGTACAGTACAAGATAGTCCTGCAGTTTTAGCATTGGTACTAGATGCTACTAAAATGCATTAATAAAAGAGGGGGGTTTTTACGCCCCCTTATGATTAGTTTGGGTTTACTCTGTCGTACAGCTTACTTAGCAGCCCTTGTTTATGCCTGACCCTACCCTCTAGTACCTCCCTCCTTTCTTGTTTAGTAGTAGGAGACATAACCTCATTAGAAGTATTACTTAGTTTACGTATCTTTTTATTAAGGTCGTCTATATCAGATACAAGGCTATTTTTACGAGATTGTGCACCCGTACTAAGTTCAGCCCTATGTTCAGCTTTATACTGCCTAGCCTTTTCAGGGTTATTTAACTCGCCTTTTAATACTTTATGTGTTGTAGCTGCTTTATCTAACTCTTCACGTAAAGCAAAACTAGTATCTATATCTTGAGAAAAATGTTCTTTAGGCACCATACTAGCAACTCCGGGAATATCCCGAATAGTCTTACCATAAAACCCTTTGTCCATATAGGGGGCATTAGTAGCCATCCTATTAGCTATATCAAATATGGACAGCATTGCTGCCCCTGCATAGCCTGTAGTACCTTTAATAAGATGGTCTAGTAGCATAGGGGATATTAACCCTGACTTACCCACTAACTTACTAAAGTCTGAGGTAGACTCATTAAATTGAAACTCTGTTTCTCTGTCCTGAAGTCTTTGAGGCACTATAGGGCGGTTAGTAAACCAATCATGGTTCATCATGCTTTCTAATATAGGTTTAATAAGGGTAGGCCCTGCAGGGACTCCTAATACAGTGCGCCTAAAAGATTCCCCCAAAGCTGCATTAGCAGCATCGACATTGCTCTTATCTACAAACCTACTAAACCCATAGTCAACTAATACAGTAGGCCATGAAAATATATCATTTCGGATAGGGATAGCCATAGACTTATTCATGTATATATGGGCAAACCTTTCTTTAAGACTGCGTTTAGCATAATCATCTTCGTCACCAGTATCCCCTAAACGCATAATAACGCTAGTTGCAATAGATAAAGCTGTTACTTGTGCTGCAGTTGATACTAAAGTTCTTCTAGCCTCTGCTTTACTAACAGGGGATATACCTCTACCAGATAAAGTGTTGTACGCTACACGCTGTACCTGTAAATACGCCCCTAAAAAAGGAGTTACTTGTCGCAGTGCATCTAAAGCAGCACTAGCCCCTTTCCTCTTACAGTTAATAATTTCAAACGCCCGGTCTTTTGCAATAGCTTCAGCATTAGGATTACCCTTTAGTTCTTTCATAGTCCTAATGTATACAGCTTGTCGTACAGCATTATCCCCTGACATAGCTATATGGTTAAGGAGCTGCATAGCTTTAGCCCCTATCCCATGACCAGAATCTTTTATGTTATATGCAGTGTCATGGATACTACGTGCGTATTTTTCAGAAAAGTCTTTGCCTCCAACAGCCCCTGTCTCTTTAAGAATTTTATGAGCTTCTGTAGTGCGCCCAACTAACGGCCCTAATAAAGTTCCTGTAAACTCCTTTGCCGCTTCATAAGGAAGCATAAAAGGCCATTTAACCCCTGAAGTAAACATAGCTGAAAATGTATCTTGGGGTAGCTGGGCTATGGTAAATATAGGGTCTAATACAATAGAAGCACGTAATATGTTGGCTGATTTTGCCCCAACTGTTAGTGTCTGTAAAGCTATAGGGTTAACGCTATCAAAAGCAAAAGTCATCATAGGGTCTTTAAACTTCCAGTGCTCCTTAACCCCATTCCTGTAACACGTAACAGTAGTCTTATTGCCTGATGATACTCCTACTTCTTCAACAGCCCCCGCAGGGAGGTACATATCAGCTAAGTCAATAAGCTCTCTACTTTTATCCGCCTTAACCCCTTTAACGTAACTGTTAACAACCCATTTCTCTATGTTAGAAACAATGTCATCTACTTCTCTTTTTGACTGCCCTTTAAGCGAGTACTCTACCTGCCCTGCAGACAACCCTCCTTTCCCTCCATGCCTATTTGTACTAGCAACATATAGCACATCAACGTCTTCCCCACCCTCTAAAACACGCTGAAAGGGAACGTATGCTACAGCATCCATATATGTTGCTGCCTGTTCTTCAGAGTACCTACCAGTATCAACTAAAAACTGGCTAGTATTTTTACGGACTGCCTGCCACTCATCTATAAGAGGCGCATAAGCAGGGTCTGACTTAAGAAGAGCTAAATGGATTTTAACTTCTTCTTTACCCATATACCCATGTAAACCCTTAGCAAGTTTTACATGTTTCCTATTTTTATTTGCATATTCTAAGCGTTTGGCTTTATCTTTTTCAGTTACATTAGCCATCCCTTTATAAGTAGCTATTATTTTTTCCGCGCGTTTAGCCACTTCATCTATACGCCTAGCTACCATAAGGTCATGGAATATACTGTTCACAGAATCATAAGACTCCCCTTTTTCTTTGGCTATATCCTCTACCATGTGGCGAATGTTAACTACTTTATGTGGATCATCTACAGCGTCCCATATATGAGAATCGCTATTCTTTTTTAAGCCTCCTAAAACTGCAGCCCTTTCTGCAAGAGATACTACGTTAAGTGTTTGTGATTGACTTGACTGTAATAACAATGGCTGTATGTCTTTAAAAGGAAGTCCTATAGCTTCTAAAGAGTCACGAAGAGTTCTGATATACCTAGCATCAGCACTAAATACTTTAGTCCCTATAGAAGCAGCAGATTTTTTTATGTTTTCAATAGCACCTATTTTAGGTGCGGATGCAGGGCCTCCAGCCCTTCTAGCTTCCCCTGCAGCAACAGAGGCTTGTTCTGTTGAGGATAGTGAGTAACGTATATCATCATTTTCAGCAGAAAACGCACCTGTGTTACCTATGGCGGATTTGATTTGGTTTGGCTCCCACACAATAAAAGAATGAATCTCACCATCATCTTCTATAATAGCAGCACCATCATTTGTATGGTCTGAATAAGCACTATTTATACTATCAAAATCAAAATCAACCCCCTTTATAATGGTAGGAGTTCGTACATTAATGTACGCAGAAATAACATTGGGGGCTTTACCACCCAAATTACCAAAACTCTCTGCGTAACTAGATGCGTGTTCAGGATCAGGAGCAAAGAAAACACCATCAACTATTCTAGTTTTAGTAGGGTCAAAAATAGATATATCTGCTCCTGTACCGTGATAAACAATCTTAGGCTCACCATTCTCATCAACAACTTTAGATGCATTTTCAGGATCGTTTTCCCAATCACCAAACCACTCTTTAAACTCAGGTGTTCTGACTTGAGCATGTTGCATGGGGTTTAGATTAGAAGGTTTACCGTTTGGCGCAAGGAGTTTTTCTTTACTAAATGCAGTCTCTTTACGAGCAGTTCGTTCAGTAGCTTTAGATTCTTTACGTAAAGACTTCATAGCCAGATGTCTAGCATCAGACTCAGTTAACTTAATGTTTGCCCCAAATGTAGTACGCGCCCAGTTACGGATTGCAGATATAAGTCTACGTACTACAGGCATGTGTGGCGAGTTTTGCACTAGGTATGCTAATGCCTCTTCAGCCTTTAAATGATCTGGAGTATTTTTAGGTACTGCTTTACGTGCAGCCTCATGTGTAGGGTGCGGATTGTTTGCCGCTTGGTCAGTTATATCTGCCCATACCTTTTCCCCAACCAATTTACGTAACCCCGCATGGACACCCGCCTTATGAAGAGCCACACCTTGCAATGTGTGTGGGGTTAGCTTATTAGCCACATAGTGCGTTACACCTTCTTTAGTTGTTAGCCCTTGCACGTTAGCAGGGTGGTTTCCCGGAACGACTTTATTAAGGCCTTCAGCAGTATCGTGTATAACAGCTTTACCAGAAGCAACTAACGCTTTCATCTCAGGTGATAAAGACTTAGATATAGAAGCGGCAGTGTGTCCGGTAGTTGCAGAAGTTGGGGCTACAGATAGGTTAAAATCATAATTGTCAAAGTCATCCCCTTGTTCTGACAAACCCTTAGTATAATCTATTTCCTCCTGAGTAAGGGGTTTAGCCCCCGTAGTTTTCTGTGCCTTACTACTTTTAGTAGTACCCTTCTCTAGTGCAAGGCTATCCCTTTTTATCTGTCTTAGACGGGCTAACTCATCTAGTCTAGCTCTCTCTGCAGTTTCTGCATCGACCCTCTTAGCAGCTATATTCTTTTGAAACCCCTCTGCTGCTTGCTCTCTTCTCTCAACCCCAGTTAAGTCTTTCTCTTTTATAGGAGTAGCTTTAGTTGTCTTAGCACCAAAGGCTGTATGTGATGCAAGTGTAGGTGCTATAGGGTTAGTTAATGTCGTTAAAGCATTTACCCGTTCTTTAGTAGGCAATGCGGCTACTACATCTTTAATAGTAGCCCCCTCTTCAGAATGTATCTTTTTAAGTAAATCCCGTTGGTTCCTAGGCTTAAGGCTTTTTATATAACTTAAGGTTTCTTCCGTAGGCTCAAACCTACTTTCAAGTGTAAGTTCAGGAGCTTTTACTTCTTCTTCTACTGGTGCTTTTACTTCTTCTTCTACTGGTGCTTTTACTTCTTCTTCTACTGGTGCTTTTACTTCTTCTACTGGTGCTTTTACTTCTTCTTCTACTGGTGCTTTTACTTCTTCTACTGGTGCAACTTCAGCTTTAACCTTCTTAACTCTTGGTGCTTTTGCCGCAGGCGTAGTAATAGGCTCTACTATAGGTGCTTTTACTTCTTCTACTACTGGCGCTTTTACTTCTTCTTCTACTACTGGTGCTTCTTCTCCTACTACTGGTGCTTCTTCTTCTTCTACTACGCCAGCTTTTTCTTTAGATTTAGCTATAAGCTTATTCCATGCATCGTCATTAATACCCCCTAACTTCTCACTATTCCCCTGCACAAAAGCTTCAGCGGCAGCTATACCTTCAGGCGTACTAAAATCCTGTTGCATCATCTCTTCATGTTGAGGGTGTTCAGGCCCTAGCCCTACAGCTTTAAGGTCATTCTTTTTAACAACTGCTGCTGCTTGAGGGGTTAGTGGGGTAAGAGGTTCTTCTTTACGCTCTCCTTCATCTGTTAAAGGCTTAGGTGCTTGAGCACTAGGCAAAAGACCTACAACCCCTCCCATAAAAGAACCTAACAAAGCGCCTTTAGTTGCAGACTCAGGGACACCTTCCATTAACGGTTTATCAGTAGCGTAGTTCTGCCACATCTGTTCTTGAGCTGATTGCGGTGCTTCTTCAAACACACCTTCACCTAGTGCTGATGTTACAACTCTTTTAAATACATTTGGAGATGTTGCAGCTTCTACACCAACTTCAGCAGCTAATGCGCGTCTAGCCCCACCGACAAGTAGGGTGTCAACATCAATACCACCCATTGCAGTTGTTAACTTACTACCTAATGCGCCTAATACACCCGTACCAATACCTGTACCAATAGCGGCAAGAGTACCTTTACCAGAGACTAAACCATCTTCAGACTGATTACGTATGTTTTCTTCCGCACTACCCGCACCAATAAGGCCTTCCCCTATACCTGCAGCACCAGCAACACTTACACCCTTAGCAATCTTAGCGACTTTACCTAGTATCCCGCCAGCAAAAATAGAAGGTACAGATTCTCCAAGCATTGCACCAACAGCGGTAGGGTTACTTAGTGCAGCTCCAATAGTACCCATAACACCATGCGCTTCTGCTAAGGCTTTGTTCTCAGCCTTTTGCTGTGGTGAGTATTGTTCTTCTAATAGCTTTTGATTCTTTTCAAAATCAAAACCTTGTTCTTCTAAATACTTACCAAAACGCCCACCTGTAGGGATATCGGCTAAACCAACTAAACCTTGTTCAGCACCTATAACACCTTTAGCCAATGACGTACCAACATCTTTAGCAAACGCCCCTACTGATCTAGTAGGTAGTTCTTCAGGTTCTTGAGAAGCATACGACAGCTCCCAAGGCTTTTTAGTTTCTGGTTGAGCATATGTTTCTTCCCAAGGCTTAGTCATTAAATTTTGCTCCAGCTAGACTCTTTATTAATATCGCCCCCAAGATATTTATACCCATCTTTTATAGTACCTACACTAGGTAGGGGTACTACTGTAGGTTCTGTTTTTGGTTGCTTTGCTGCAGGCTGAACATTTAAAAAATAGTCTTCTAATTCTACGGTTCTATTTTTAGTCCATGCAGATTTACTAATCTCTTTTCCATCTGCATCTGTAAACTTATCTTCATCCGCAGCATCAGTAACAGCCTGTTTAAGTGCATTCTGCCTTGCTACTATCCTAGCATTCTCAGTTGCAGATTTATCGCCTTTGCCCCCAGCAGCGGCAGTTATTTGGTGTGCTCTAATACTAGCATCATTAGTCATCCTAGTTGTTGTAATTCTATTAGCTAATTCGGCCTCTGAAATTTCTTTTTGTTGTTCTAACTGTTGTTTTTTAAGCGCAGCATCAACAACCTTATCGTCATACTTTAAAAACAACTCACTAGCTTTTTCTTTATACGCAGCTGCTTTATCCATTCTCCCTAACTCTTCAAGACGAACTGCATGGTTAAGCAAATACTCAGACTTATCTAAGTCTTTCATCATTTTCTTATTTGCTTTAGTATCTTCCATAAGTCCCGGAAGAGTTGCGGTTATAGCTTTCATACCAGCAACAAGTGGTGCACCCGGAGTAGAGGCCCAGTTAGCACCAAACTCCATAAGGCGCATACTCATCTGTCTTCTAGCTTCATCAGGTGCGTTAGCACGTTCATCCATAATGGATTTGCGGTACGCTGCTGTTTCTGTATCTTTCCCTACAAACTTTTCTTCAAGGTCTTTCTGTTGTTGTATTCTAGTATCTAAAGGTATAGCGGCATCTTGTGCAGCAGCTTCTCTACTTGCTTGTAACTGTGCCATCGGGTCATTTGCAGATGGGTTTAAAGGTGCACCTATTTTACCTACACCGGGCATTGCTGTACCTTCAGCTTGGTTCTGAGCCACCTGCTTTAATGGCATCTCGCTACTCATAGGGCCTAGCGTAGCCGCTTCTTTTGGCGTTATAAGCGCAGGGGTTTCAATAGCACCAAGACCTTGGCTAGCACCTTTACTAACAGCTAATTTTTGTTCAGCCTGTAATTGTGCTTGTGTTTTACGTCCAACAGCAGCATCGTCCTCTACTACATTCTCAGTTTTTTTTCCAGCAAAAGCAACGATACCGCCCTTAGCGTAATTAGACCTCATAACTTCTTTAGCTATCTTGGTCATTTCAGGGCTTTCGTTTTCTTTAATAATTTCTTGTAAGCGCGGGTTGTCTAGGTCTTCTAACTTGTTACGCATACTCTCTTCAACATCGCCACCAAGCTTATAGCCAACAATACCGCCATCAGCGTAGCCCTTATCTTCAATCACGCCACCATTAGCCTTTAACGCGCCATACGCGCCAATACCTGTAGCAGCTAAACCTCCGATCTGACTCATTACGCTAGGTTGTGCAGAATAAGTTGTTGCTGAACTAGGGGTTGTGCTTATGCCGCGTACAAGACTAGACATGGTACCTATATCTTGCATGGGTTTGTTTTGAGCATTTGCGTAATCAAGCATAGCTTGGTCTTTAGCCGCTTGGTCTTTAGCTGTTTGTTGTGCCCCCATTGTATTCTGCATAG